GTCCCACTTACCAGCCCCAAGTGAAACCATGACACCGCGAACAACAGCCAACATAATTAAAGAATTGCCCATGCCCGTATTGAAATCCCCACTGGCCCGGCCGCCCTCGCGACTGAATCTGACACCGGAGGGTGTGACGCCCTTGTTAAACAACTGCTTGTTAAGAGTCTTCTTCAAATCCGAACACCTCGGATAGGCGGACTCGTAAATGGAATGTTCTTGCAGCAGCTGCCAAACATCAAGATGGGCCTCAAAAGCCTTCCCGTCAACCTCAAAAACAACGCAATCTGGAAGCTCGCGCATCTTGCGAACTATCAGGTTGGCTCTCTGCGTTTGGTTGAGCCCCTTCGCAACAACCCGGGAATTTCCGGTACCGGAGACCACCCCTGACTTAAGGTTTCCCCAAAGCCAGTGCTCGAAAGGTTTCAGCCAAGAAGCTAAATGCAGGTTGTACCTAGGCGATCTGGGAAAGATCATCCTAGGCTTCGACAACGAACCTGCATCGCGCTTCTCAGCCTTCAGAAAAGCTCTAATAAAGTGGTCCGACGAGCTCAACGGACCATCCAAACTAAGAGACTCTTCCGCCTCAAGGTACCTCCTGCGCAGAACACCAGTGTAAGATAACGCAGTTTCCCGGTAGCCCCATCTTTCGCCGCAATATCGTGAAGCAACCCGCCTTAGAATCGCGAACGAGTCTAAAACGGGTTGTCGGCAACACTCATCCGACGCGGGTGTAGGGCCGAGAGATCGCTTCAACAAGGCCGCAATCTCGTTGTGTGCGCAATTGGAATGCACGACTGGAATCCATGTCCCCGGAATCCGTGCACTGCACGCTGTCATCATCTTTCTCTTCGACGGCGACAGAATAGTCCTCGTGGCGTCCAACGTGGCCTTGTCCCTCAACACACGAGGTGTATCACCGACACAAAACCCATCAACGCAGACCATTCTGTCCTAAAAGTACGAAGAGGTGGGGTGTTGGTCACAGATGGCCAAGAGTTTAGCTGCAGACCGCTCCTGGGAGGGGAATGCATAACCCAACGCGACCGATCCGTGAAAGCCCTGCTGGAGGTCAAACCAGCGAAGTGAGGATCGCTTGCACCACTGAAGTGCGCGAAACCTTAGGGCCATCAGAGTATCCCTGTCACGCGGCCTGAACGCGGCGTAACATTTCAACTCTCCAACCAAAGAAGGGAAGATGGTGTGATGAGAACCATCCTTCAGCTCTAAATTGAGGTAAACCTCAAACCCTTCTTCGCCCACCTTGGGCAGCGTGCCACCGCCTTTCACGATGACACCAGAGTCGACCAAAGTTGACATGGCATTCGCAACTTGGGAGCGCTCAAGATCGGGGAGGTCTGGTCTCCACCGCCCTCTCAAAAGCCTCGACACAAAGTTGACCCTGCCAGCCGGGTCGCCGCAAAGTTGCTCACACAATGCATTGACCCACTTCGATCTCCTCCTAAGGCGCGCCTGCTGCGGAGCGCACGCCAACTGTTCAGGTACGCCTTGAATCCCACTAGGGAGCCCAGTCCCAATGAGTTCTGTTTGTCTCCTGAGAACCTCAAGGCTAAGATTCTTCAGGCCAAGCATGGTTGCCAACCCACACACACCGATGCCGAGCGAAGCACCGGTGACGCGGAGTCCTGTTGCTACGACAAGAGCAAGCTTGAGTTGCTCTTGACGCCAGAATGCGACCTCTGACATTACAGTAGTTTACAACTTTCAAAGCAAGTTGCCAGCTCCGCCTGCCCAGCTTTGTTTTAAAAGAGGCATTAAGGCAGACACTATCTCTTTGGCGAAGTAGTTTGATGATCGCCACATCACTAGCGCAGGCCAGGACGCCAGGCTAGGGCTCATAACTCCGAGATTACGTCCCGAGCGCCCTAATTCTTGGTAAGGGATCCCCACGCGTCCCACAGGCCAGGTGAGAGGCTCATAACCACGCGTGTACGTAGGTGGCGCGCCTACGTGGGGCTCATAACAATGCGGTAACGCCGCTAATCGGTCAACAATTTACAGTAGGACTTCTGGGGAAGGCACCGTCGCTCCGCC